TATTTTCCTGATAGTCTGTTGCATCGCTTCTTAAGAAACTTGCTCCCTGAACACCATCAACAGTATCAGCGTCTAGACCAGAGCCTGAGCCATCGTTGGCTGTATTCCATATCTTTGCCCAAGCACTTAGACTAGTGTTGTTATTATTACGATTATAGATATCTCCTGCGCTATAGAACGAGCCAGCAATTTGATGCCCATGGTTACCTCCATGATGACTCATGTTCATCAAAGAGTACCAAGTTCCTGTTGGGGTTCCGCTGTTATGGACATCATAAAAACCAGAACTAGCATTAGTTAAACTAGCAAAACCTGCACTAGTAGTACCTCTACCGGCTGTTCCAAATACATAATGAGCAGAATCCCTACCATCAAACAGGTCAGCGTCTAGACCGGAACCTGAACCGTCGTTGCCGCTGCTCCATTGCTGATTCCATGCACCCCAACTGTTATTTGAGACTTGTCTGTGCCACAGGCTATTTTGTCCGTATTGACCTGCTAACTGCCACCCATAATGGGCGGCGGAATTATGTCTAACCTGCATACCATGGACATGAGTCGTGCTGGGTGGGAAATTACTACCATTCCAAACATCAAAGAAGCCAGCACGGTTTCTAGTCGTGAACAGGTCATTCATGTTCCAGCCACTGGTGCCGACCATTACTCCAAAGTTATTGTCGCCACGGTTAAAGAGTTGGCTGTCCATACCATCTAGTAAGTCAGCATCTACGCCAGAGCCAGAGCCGTCATTACCTTGATGATAATAAATGTTTCCTGTCAAACCCCCGTTTCTGAAAGTTCCGTCTTTATTAAAAGTGTATCTTTGAGTCCAACTAGTTCCTGTGTACCCTGCGATACTATATAACGTATAGTTTCCAGAGGCATCTTGATGGTGGAGCCAGCCATACGGTTGCCCGCTGTTTCCTCGCGTTTCCCAACTAGGGTGGGTTCCTTGAATTACGAACTGACTGTTATAACTACCAGCACTCCAGTTTGCTGCAATAATTAAGGAACTGCTTTGTGTCGCTTCAACGTCTGAGCGCAGAAATGAAGTGCTGTTAATGCCATCCAAAAGATCAGCGTCTAGACCAGAGCCTGAGCCGTCGTTGCCACTGTACCAGTTACCCCCGCCGATCAGAGCGCCGCTGTTGTCGATGTAAGACGTATCAACATTATTCCGTCTGAACTGCACAATCCTGTTCGATGACGAGTCACCGACGATGTACCAGCGGTTAGAGTGGTACTGTATTTTCCCTGATGTGCCGGGATCGCCCGTCCAGTTTGATGCGGCGGATGAAAGGATTGAGCTGTGCGTTATGTTTATGGCACCGTGACCGCCTGAGAACGTGTACGTCCCACTCATCGTGTCGGCAGCATCGCTTCTGACCAATGAAGAAGCATGAAGCCCGTCCAACAGATCAGCATCTAAACCAGAGCCTGAGCCATCGTTCGCAGCATTCCATATAGCCTGCCCACGCCATGTTGGGCTGGCATTACCTGACCTAAAAGAAAGAACATCTGACGTAAGACTACCACCACTGCCCCTAACAATTAAATCAACATTGCCTGAGGCAGACCCTGAACCCTTCCAAGCCTTTAGATACGCTCTATGGTGCATCCCGTCAGTATCATTTTGCTGGAATCCAATTTGAATAAACTGCCCAGAAGTAGAGTTAGCCAGCCTAAATAAATCTGCCGATGATGATGCTACCGAGATAGTGCTGGGTATATCACTCCGTAAATACGAACTACCCTGCTGCCCATCTAGCAGATCAGCATCTAAACCAGAACCTGAGCCGTCGTTACCGGCGTGCCAGACTACGTTTCCACCGTTTGCCAAAACAGCGCCGTCGTTGTAGACACCAAATAGTTGCTTTACATTATTGTGTAACTCAAGCGCATAAACGCTGCCGCTGGTGTTATAGGTATTAATATGCTGCCCAAAGCCGCTACTATTAGAGAAGTAAACTCGAGGGGAACCGCTACTTCCATTTCTTGCTTGGCTTATCCACCAACCACTTACCGAATCTCCGGCACCGCTTTTTAGAAAAGCTCCACTGTTGGAGCCATCCAGCAGGTCAGCATCTAGACCAGAGCCGGAGCCGTCGTTGCTTGAAGTCCAAGGGGTGCCGCCGTTGAGGGTGCCGATGTTAGTGAGGTTACGGCTTGAGTCTATTACTGTGGTGCCGTTAAGTTTAATCCCTAGTGTGACATTCAAAGTGTCACCGATAGTTACGTCAGTGCCAGTATCATTGTGTATGGTTCCGCGAAACCTTACAGCGGAACTAAAATATGACCCTTGGCTTGCCGGAACATAAAAATAATTGCTAGGTATTACAACCACACCGTCAGCGTCAACTCGTATCGCACTGGCACCATCACTACTTCTGTTTACATGAAAATCCCCAGAGGACGAGCGAATACTCGGAGCCGTAACGCTACCTGAGAACGTAGCGGTAGTCCCCGAGAGAGCGCCTGTCAGCGTGCCTCCAGCCAAGGGCAGCTTTGTACCAATGCTGGTTGAGACTGTAGTAGCAAAGTTCGGGTCATCGCCTAACGCAGCAGCAAGCTCATTCAGTGTGTCTAGCGCAGCAGGGGAGGAGTCAACAAGGTTGCTTATCGCTGTGCCGACATACGTCTCAGTGGCATACCCCGCAGGCAGTGTGTAAACAGTATCAGTGCTAGTGATTGTGAAGTTAGGGTAAGTGCCAGATATGCTTGTAGCACCGGCACCAGTCAGAGCAACAGTCTGGTCTGGGGCAGTGTTAGCAAACTCAGTGCCATTTAGGCTAAGACCGCTACCTGCTGTATAGGTTGTTCCTGCGCCCGTGATGGTGAAGTTAGGATAAGTGCCAGATACAGACGTAGTTCCTGCACCGGTTAGAGAAACAGTTTGATCAGGCGCAGTATTTGTAAACTCGTTGCCTGAAAGACCGAGACCGCTGCCAGCAGTGTAAACCTGACCGCCGTCACGCAAGTCTTCCAAAGTGCCCGCTGTAACCCTTAATGCACAGTCAGCCCCAGAAGAATGGCTTACCGCTGTAGTCCCGTCTTCCCCACGAACCACAGTAAATGTAGTTCCAGATATAGCCGTAACCTTGACGATTTCTGACCCCGAACCCGCGCCTATAGTCGCATAGAAGTAATCCCCACTCCCCAATGAAGGGAATGAAGACGCGCTTGTAACACTGACAGACGTTGCCGAAGAGGAAACGCCACTAGCCAGCGTAGTGCTAGCTAGGTTCGAGAACTGAATCGCCATTTATGGCTCCTAGCTAGCTGAGACTACCCACTGAATACTGAGGCTATCTGTTGGGGCTTTATTTATTACACTAAATACAGTTCTGCAAAGCATTGTGCCGCTAGTACTTGCATTTAGGATCGCAGCCTCAACAACGCCAGCGGCGCTTGAAGGAGTACCAGCAGGGAAGGTTGCTACATAGGTGACATCGTTAGAGCTGGCAGTTGTGCTAGCCAAGGCTACACGAGCTACTTCAGATCCAAGAGTGGTATCACCCGCCGCTGCTGCGGTGTTAGATGTACCAATTGCCATATGGCTCATTACGCTAGCTGAAGTACCAGCCATGCGTGAAGCTACAAACACTTTGCCAGTAGTAACTACTAGGTTGGGGATTTCTTGCGTTTCTTTGATGGTGCCGTCTGCTGCCACTAAATCAACAGTCAAGCGCCCTTTTAGTTTTAGATCATCAACGATCATAGTAAGTCTCCAGATTAATCAGCATTCAATATAATATTGCCGATAAGCGCTTGATTAAGGAGGGCACCAGTTACTACATGCTCAACATCAAGAGAATCGACAATAGATGTACTGTCAGATTTTCCGATCCGTGGGGACAGTGTCGCTGCGTCATTTAGCGTGGTTGTATCCAGCACTGACTTCGACGCATGAGAAGTCAATAATTCTTCTAGTATTATATGCTCTGTGAGAGATTTTGACAAAGCAAATAATGATTGATCGGTCAAGCTAAACAGTTGATTTTGAATCGATTTACCGACATTTGACTCTAAATAATCAACAATAATTGCACTGTCAGTTTTTATCGAACTGAAAGATAACGACGCTTCATCGCCTAACGTGGTTTCATCTGTGGACAACCTCGAAGCATGCAAGCCCAGCGCCTCCGTTATCGGCGTGGAATCTGCTAGACGCTTTGTTGAGGCAAGTGATGCTTGGTCATTAAAACCGAAAGGATCAGTCTCGATAGCTTTTACGAAGCTGGACTCTAGGTGTTCGGTCAAGCCAAATACGTTCCCCTTAACTCCCTCAACGGCTTTATTGATTTGAGCAAAATCATCCAAAGCAAAAAAGTCTTGAAGAGACTTGCTAGCGGAGAATGATCTAATGCCATCAGCAAACCCAAAGGCGTCATCAGGCTCACCGGTTACAGTTACAACGTCTCCAACCTGTGAAAACACGAAATTGTACGGTTGTCTTGTTACCGTGAGCTGGTCAAGAGGGGCAAAGGCTGACTGCCGTCTGGCTGTTACACCAAAGACCTGCTCGTCAGAGAACTCAAAGAGATCATCTGCACCTTTGTTAGGATGCGAGGATAGAGACTCAGAAAACGCAATGCTTGACTGATCTGCACGGTTTACATCAAAACTTTGCGGGTCAGAAAAGGTAACTAGATCAATCAAACCCTTAGTGGGGTGGTACGAAGCGGCATCCCCAAATCCAAAGACAGACTGCCTTTCGGCATTTACGTCAAAGACTTGAGAGTCCGCAAATGCAGTGAGATCAGTTAAACCCTTGTTAGCATGCGAGGTCGTTACGTCTGAAAAATAAAATGTATCTGATACCTGTTTATCTACAGTAAACACCGGAGGCTCAGACAAGAACCCGAAGCTATCGTTTAGGGACTTATCAACGGCAAGTACCGCTGCATCCAAGAACGCATACGAGTCATTAAGTACGTATATGGTTCTTTCTGCATTTACATGAACATCATGCAGATAGAGGTTTTGCCAGTTTGCTACACCAACAAGTTTAGAAAAATATATTTGATTCCCTATCTCGGGAATTAGAGACGCGGACAGGTCTAGCTTGCGGTGAATTACGCTAGCTTTTATAGACTTGTGACGAACCTGCGCGAAAATAGCCATTAGCTATTAACCGAACTGCGAGCGAACTTTAAACTTTATAAGATCCAATACAGTCTGAGTTCGACCCGCGGAGTCTGTAAACTCTACTTCGCCCTCAAGGATACCGCTACTGGCAAGCGTGTCTGAATCAAACAGGAAAGTAACCTTACCGTCTGTGGGAGCCGTGATTACTCCGATAAGAGTATCTACTAGCCCAGTCTGACCTACCACCCTGACTCGCATTCTTACTGAGCCGTGAGTTAGGTCGAGAGCCGCGAAGGTAGTCGGATCGTCGATATCCAATACCTGTCCAGATGCAGCGGTATTACTATCTTTAAGAGTGATCTCGATCTCTGGGAGTTGGTCTCCCTGAACAAGGTCGATAGTCGTAAGGTATGCCATTAGATAAATGCCCTCGGTTTACAAGTCAACGAGCCACCACTAAAGCCGTACTTAACCTGTCGTATAACTTTACCCACACCTCTATCAAAGAGCTGCTTATTAACGCCTGCCGCATTAGGGTTAGACCATGGCTGTCCCGACATCATCTGCAAGCGATACAGTGCGCCGTGAGCAATAGTTTCCCTGTGCTCTTTACCTACGCTATCTGGGATGCTTGAGCTAGATGATGTTGGCTTAACCGAATACAAGACCCTGAACGAATCAACAGCAGCTGGAATGGGGGCTAGATAGAAGTCGGCATTGTCTCTCTGAGCGTAATAAGCGGGAGTTCCCCGAGTATTTTCATCGCCAAGCCGCAAAAGCAACTGGCTGTAGCTGATAGGGGTCAACGCCTTCTTGTCGTTAAATATATCAAGTATGTGATTTAACTCTGTACCAGATGGCAGTGATACTGCGTACTCGTTTACACCGGCAATGATGGTGATGAATTCAGGCTCAGGAATGTAGATATCTGTCCTTGAGCAAAAATCGATTGCCGAGTCACGCACAGACCGTTCGATAAGAAAGTCTGGGGCACCTTGCGCCTCAGGGCGCACGTACAGAGAAAAATCAGAATACTTCATTAGGCAGTACCGCCCGCACCAGCCATGGCGGGTACTGGAGTAGTTGCGCCATCAGCTTGAGTCTTTACACCCAGCGCATTAGCAAAGCTCTGATAGTGCATCATTGCCCGCTGTGCGTTACCAGCAAACTCGGAGTCTTTCTGGTAAGAACGATACAGTACATAGTCCAAGATGCAGTTTGCATAGACATCATCAAGACTAATTACTTGAGTGGCGCCCGTAAAGTCAGACACGGCTATTTCCGGAGGTGATGAGCTATAAACATGCTCTACAGAATGAGTGCCACTTGCGCCCTTCGGGTATACGTAAAAATTCTTGGGGTCGGCTGGGTCGTAAACAAAGTGTTCAATCTTGTTTGTGCCAGCTGTGGTCTCGTGCCAGTTAGGTAGCGTCTCA